ATGTCAAATACTTATATTGGTTTATTTGAAAATGAAAATTTAGAAACATTAGAAAAAGATGTCGAAAAATGTTTAAGTGATAAAAATATAGAAGTTGTTAGCATACGTAAAAATTTACAACCTAATGAGGATAACAAGTATTTAATTATGGTGGTGTATAAATTTAAAAAATAAAGGTGGTAACTATGACAAAAAGAGAAATAGAACTAAAAGAAACTATTGAAAGTATAGTCGAAAATGACTTAAAAGAATTATGGATTAATCATAGAGAAAATTCACACTATAAAAATGGATATGTAAATATGGCTTTTGTTCAAAATATAAGAAAAAGAATAGTAGAAAAATTAAGAAAGTTTGAAAAATAACAGGAGTGATAATATGGCTAAACTATACGAAATTACAGAAAGATACCAAAATTTAGAATTATTACTTGATAATGCAGATGAAAATATTAAGCAAGTATTACTAGACGGACTAAACGAAATCAAAGAAGAATTTAACGAAAAGGCTTTAAATTTAGTTAAGTATATCAAAAACATTGACAGCGATATAGACGGATTTAAGACAGAAGAAAAAAGACTATCAGAAAGGCGAAAAACACTTGAAAATCAAAAAGAAAGTATAAAAGAATACTTATATGCTGAAATGAATAAAATAGGGCAAAAAAAGGTTGATTTAGGCTTATTTAAGTTAAATATACAAAACAATCCTGCAGGTGTAAATATACTAGATGAAAAGTTGATAGATAAAAAATATTTGATAGAGCAAGAACCTAAAATCGACAAAAAAGCTATATTAAATGATTTAAAGAATAATGTTGATGTTAAAGGTTGTGAAATACATCAGGGAGAAAGTTTGAGGATAAAATAATGGCAGAAAAAATATATCAAAATATAATTAAGGCTATGAACGAAGTCAATTCAATAGGGAAAGATAACTACAATCAACTCCAAAAATTTAAGTTTAGGGGGATTGATGATGTAATGAATGCAATGCACCCTATTTTGTCAAAAAATAATATCTTTGTCGCTCCTGAAGTGGAGGACTTTTCAAGAGAAGAAAGAACATCTAAAAATGGTGGTTTGATAATTTATACAATAGCAACTATTAAATTTACTTTTTATGCCGAAGATGGCTCAAATATAGTTGTCAAAGTTATTGGGGAGGCTATGGATAGTGGCGATAAAGGAATGAATAAAGCTATGTCAATAGCTTATAAATACGCTTTATTTCAAGTCTTTTGCATACCAACAGAAGATGACCCTGATAAAGATAGCTATACTTTAGAACCAAAGCAACAAGCAAACAAAAATACAAAAACACCACAACCAACTAAACAACCTGCACAACAAAATTTAATTAGCACAGAACAAAAAGAAACACTAATTAACTTGATAGAAAGTGCAGGGATAAACTTAACAGAAGAATTGCAAAAGATTAAAGATTTAACAACAGATAGATACGATAAAGCACTTGAGTATTACACAAAACTTGCTTTTGATAAAAATTTGAAATAAAGATAGGAGATAAAAATTATGAATAACGTTATATTAACAGGAAGAATAGCAAAAGATTTAGAAATAAGATATACACAAAATGGTAAAGCATATTGCAGATTAACATTAGCAGTAGATAGAGGAATGTCAAAAGAAAAGAAACAAGAAGCAGAAGCAAAAGGACAACCAACAGCAGATTTTATAAGTTGTGTAGCTTGGAATAAACTAGCAGAAACGATAAATAAATATTCAGGCAAAGGCAGAAAAATATTAGTAGAGGGCAGTATTCAAACAGGTAGCTTTACAGCAGAAGATGGCTCAAAAAAATATACAACAGACATTTTAGTAAATAGAGCAGAGATACTTGAATTTGCTAATAACAACACAACAGAAGATACACAACCTTTCGGACAATTTGATTTACCTTATGAAGAAACGAATGATGAAGAATTACCATTTTAGGAGTTAGACTATGGAAAGTGAATTAATAAGAAAAATATATACTGAATATCTTGATAATTTGAATTTTAAAATAAGACATATTAGCACATTGAATAGTACAGAAAAACAGATTTTACAAGAACTGATTTTCAACGAAAGTATAAGAATTAATAGTTTTTATATCAAAGTAAAAAAGCTAGAAAAGAAAGCGAAAAGAATTAGCAGAAAACTAAAAAAATATGAGAGGCAAAAATGTCAGGAATAAATTGGATAAAACTATCAACTAACTTATTTGATGATGAAAAAATAAAACTAATAAAATCAATGCCCGAGGGAGATGCGATAGTTTTAATATGGGTTCAATTACTATGTTTGGCAGGGAAAACGAACGATAACGGATATGTTAGTGTAGGTCAAAATTTGTATTATACAGATGAAATGTTATCTACAATTTGTGGAAAATCTTTAGCAACAATCAGATTAGCTTTAACAACTTTTTTGAAATTCAATATGATTGAACTCTATGACAATGGACTTATTTATATAGAGAATTGGGAAAAATACCAAAGTGTTGACGCTATGCAAAAAATACGAGAACAGACACGAAAAAGAGTACAAAAACATAGAGAAAAGAAAGAGATTGAACAAAAAACAGGAAACCCGTTTTCCCAAGAAACAGCTGAAAATAGTACACCTTTAAAATGTTTAAATTCTAACGATTTTGATGATTGTAACGTTACAGTAACGTTACGTAACGCAACAGATAAGAATAAGAATAAGAATAAGAATATATTTAATAATTTATCTAACGATAAATTATTTGTCCCGCTTTTGCAAAGGTGGAACGAACTACACGAAAACATCCCAAAAGTTAATACGTTAAAAAAAGACACTCAAAGATATAAAATGCTAACACAAAGAATAAATGAGTATGGACAAGAAAAAGTATTACAAGCAATAGACAACATAAAAAACAGTCAATTTTTACAGGGCAATAACAACAATGGTTGGACTATAACTTTTGAATGGTTCGTAAGACCTAATAATTTTGTGAAAGTGCTAGAGGGAAACTACAACAATAGAACAACACAAAAACAAGATACAAACGAATTTAAAAACTATGGAGAGTTGATTTAATGGACAAATACTTTGACGGAACTTATGAGAAAATAACGGATATTCAAGTAAAAAATTACAACAAGAAGTTAGGGAATACAGATTACAGTTTTTTCTGTGAGAAATGCAAGAATAAAGGCTTAGTAGCCGTAAAAGTTTTTAGAAATAATATGTTTGATATAGTTTTACAACAATGCGATTGTGTAGAAAGACTACAAGCAGAACAGAGCAAAGAGCAAAGTGGACTAAAAGATAACTTTGGAAAATTCACTTTTGAGAATTTTGATACGAGTAAAGATTATGCGAAAACAGTATTAGAAAAAGCAAAAGAGAATGTACCAACTAATGATTGGTTCTTTATAGGTGGACAGATAGGGAGTGGAAAAACACATATTTGCACAGCTATAAGCGAAAGGCTTTTGATGTCAGGGGCAACAGTTAAGTTTGTATCTTGGCGAGATTTAATGAGTGATTTGAAAAACGGATTTAGTGGCAGACCAACATTTTTTGATTTTGAAACTTTTAAAAAGACAGAAGTTTTATATCTTGATGATTTTCTACACGGAAAGGCAACAGACTTTGAAATTGAAAAAGCCTTTGAAATAATTGATTACAGATACAGAAATAGCAAAAAAACAATTATTTCTAGCGAAATGCTATCAAGTGAAATTTTACAACTATCACAGTCGATAGGTAGTAGAATTATTGAAAAATCAAAAGGCTTTGTATGTAATATCAAAAGAGATACAGAAAGAAATTACAGATTGAGTAATAATAATCAAAAATCATTGAATATTAAAAACTAAAAAAATGGCTTAAATTTTAATTAGAATATGTAATGTATGTAATTTATTAAAAATATATTCTAATTAAAAATAGCTAGTAAATTTTACGATTGAGAGGTGTTTTATGATTGAACGTATAATACAAAATGAAATTAGAGAAAATGTAAAAGATATTGCAGTAATTTTTAGAATGAATGTAGGGCTTCTAAAAGGCAGAAGTGGAAAATTTGTAGCTACAGGTGTTCCAAAAGGCTTTTCAGATTTGTTTGGCTTTAGAAAGTCAGACGGAAAGACAATTTTTTTAGAAATCAAAAACGAAAAAGGAAAAGCAAGTCAGGAACAGATACATTTTTTAAAAACTATGCAAGAATGTGGAGCTATTACAGGGATAGCAAGAAGCGTGGAAGAAGCAAGAGAAATTATAATAAATGGTTAGTGCAAAATTTGCACATACCATTGTTGGAATAGATAAGGGGGATAATATGATTTTAAGAATTGAAATTATAGGAGTAAAAGAAATTGAATTAAGCAAAGAAGAATTTGAAGAATTTTGCGAAGATGAAAAAACTTTCGTTCAAAATGAATTTGCTAATTTAGAATTAAGCGAAGTAAACTTTGAAGAATATAGTTATGAAATTTTTGAATAATAGGAGATAAAAAATGAAAAAAAGATTATTAAAAACATTTATAATTTTAACAACAATATTGACATTAAATGGTTGCAAACAGATAGAAAGAGGAGCGAAAAGTTTTAAGTCAGCGAATACTGGATTAAAGAGAAAAATAACAGTTTATAGTTTAGACGGAAAAGAATTAAGAAGTTATCAAGGCGTAATTGATATAGCAAATAAACAAAATAACGTAGTAAAATTTGATTTAGACGGAAAAAGATATATATTTTACAATTGCAGTGTAATAGTTGAGGAAGTGGAATAAATGAAAATATCCGAAAATGATAACACAATAACAGCTACTGAAACGTTAAAATTTAAAGATTTTTCGCTAAAAGAACAAGAACAATTTTTAGATATGATTTACGAAGACGGACTAACACTTGAAGAAGCGAAAGAAAAAATTGGAAAGTTGATAGAAGATGTACTGATAACACGTTTTGAACCACAAAACAACATTTTTCCTGAAATGTATATAAACAAAGAATTGAAGTTACAAACAGATTGGAAAAGTAAGGCAATTAAATATCAAAAATTTTACGAGTACATCAAGCATTTATTGAGAAATGCTAATCTTGAGGAAAACATTGTAAGAGAAAAAATAAGGGAAATGGAAAAGGGGATAGAAAATGAAGATTAGAGCAGATTTTGACGTAAATTGTTATTTAGATAGCTATTTACTAAAAAGCGAAATGAAAAGACCTTTAAAATGGTTCAAGCAAGATGATAACTATGTCGTAAATGTAAAAGCAACACTTTATTTTACACAATATAGTTATTATGAAATCTATTTTTTAGATAAAGAAATACAAAGTGTAAACGTTGAGTTTAAAGGTATTATAAGCGAAAACGGAATAAAAAACTTTATTCATTGTTTTACAGAAGATATGTTATTAAGTTTTAATAGCATAGAAGATTTTAAAATCAACAGCATAAAAATAAAAGGGCAAAACAAAGTTACAACTAACAAAGATTATGATTTTGAAAAAGATACAGTACTTTTGAAAGATTTAAAAAGTGTTGTACTTGATGAGTGTAGATTGAATTTTGAAATTAAAACAATAAGCGAGGTAGTTTATGAATAGACAAGAAATAATATCACAAATAAAATTAATTCAAGCAGGATTAACACAAGATGACAACAACAAGTCAAAAAACAGGATTGACGCAGTTATTGAAAACTTAAAACGACCTATAACATTGGCAGACTTTTTAGGTTGGGAAGAAAATGCCGAATATAAAGTTTTGAAGGATAGATACAAAATGATTAACAATAAATTATATTATTTTAATAATGTAAGTAATAGGTGGATAACATCAGCTTTTAATGAAAAATTTGACGATTTTACCGATTTTCAACAAGCTAAAAAAATACAACCTAAAAAATATAATTTGATTTTACAAAAAGGTTATAGAAAACTATTTGATTTACTAGATTGTGAAAAATACTTGACTATGGATATTGATGAAGAAACCATTTTTAACTCAAAATATTCAAACGATAATTCAAAATATCAAGTGCGATTTACACTTGAAGAAATCCAGAATATTAAGAAAAAGTTTAAAATTAATTTGTCTATATATGACGTTGTGGAGGTGTAAGAATAATGAATATAGAAGATTTAATATACAGAAATTTAGTTGATGATTTGTTATTAATAAACGTTGATAAACTAACAGATGATGAACTTTTAGAATTAAAACAAAATATTATAATACTCAATTCTAATATTTTAAAAGAATTTAGAAAAAGAAATATTTTTGTAAATAATAATTTAAGTTCAGCTAAAAACGAATTTATTGATAAAGCAAATGTAGAGTTGCAAAGAAGAAAACCTAAAAGAAACGAGAATACAGACGACCCGGATTATGAACCTGTTACTATACCACAGGTATTAAGATATAATGGATTTTGTGAGGGTGTATGGTATATTTGTAAATTGTTAAATGATTTAGAAAATGAACAAAAAGTATTTTGGAAATCTAACGAAAACGGGGAGTAAAACTATGAATAATTTAAAATTTAGGGCTTGGGATAAAAAAGCTAGAGATATTTTTGAAACAACTTTAGAAATTTATAGACATAAACCTAAAGGGTTATTAACTAATACTTTTCATAAAATGAAAAATAGGAATTTAAACAATGGATATGGGGAACTTCCATTTTCATTACAAGAATTTATAAATTGGTCTATTGAAGATTTAAGTTTCTTAATTGCTTTTAATGGTTGGGTGGAGTCTGGTTATAACAAAAAATTTAAGCCATCACCAGATAGGATTGACTCAAATAAAGGTTATAGTTTTAAAAATATAAATTGGACTTTTTGGAAAGATAATTACTATAAAGGAATAAAAGAAACGGCATTAAAAAGACAAAAACCTATAGTTATGTATAAAGACGGTAAGTTAATAGGTAGATTTAAAAGTGTTGAAGATGCAAGATATTTTTTGAATATAAATTCAAATGGTAATATATCCGAAAATATAAAAGGAAATAGAAAAACTGTACACGGTTATAAATTTATATACGAAAATAAGGAGCTGTTAGAAAATGAAATATAAATGCGATTACACTTTACAAAAAGGACACGATACAGACAGTGGATATGATTTAAAGACAAAGTATGCTTTTAAGCTATTACCTAATGAAACAAAACTGATACCAACTAGCTTATTTTTAGAACTTGACAAAAACATTGAAGCACAAGTCAGACCTAAAAGCTCAATTAGTGCAAAAGGAATTTTAGTTCACTTTGGAACTGTTGATAGTGATTACAGAGGAGAGGTGCAAGTCGTAATGCAAAATTTGAACCAACACGGAGTAGAATTTGATGCAGGGCAGAAGATAGCACAGATTGTATTTAATGAAAAAACAGAGGTATTTTTGGAGCAAACAAACAAAATTGAAAACAATACTGATAGAGGAATAGGCGGTTTTGGTAGTACGGGAGCATTTTAGTTATGAGTAATCCATATAAGAATTTAGCATCAGCTATTGTACTACAAGCAATAGACGACACGATAAGAGCAATACAGGGAAGAAATCCAAGAGGTTATTCTTTTAATGGTAAAAATCACGAAGATATAATTCAAGAAAATTACAAGTTCTTTAGATCAACTTGGTTCGCTTGCTTAACTGATATTGATGGTAAAAAACTTGTAGAAACCTTTGAAAGTAAGAGGGAGTTTATAAAGCAAAATAAATTTAATAAAATTTATAAGTTTTTGGAGGAATAAATGGAAGATATTAAGCAAGAACTTAAAGAAATTAAATATCTAGATTTTAAAATTAATTCAAGCATAGAAGAACTTGAAAGACTCAAATTTTATCAAGATTTATTAAAAGGCATTGATTACAGAATGGATAAGGTTCAAAATTCTAGCACAAGCGATATGTCGGATGCAATAATAAAAATTGTGGACTTAGAAGAAAGTATCAAAAAAAATATAAGTATTTTAGTTGAGAAGAAAAAAATATTAAAATCTAAGATTGATACATTAGAACCTACTATGTATCAGATATTGTACTTAAGGTATTTTAAATATTATCAATGGTCAGTTATAGCTGCAGAATTATTTTATTGTGAAGGTTATATTAAAAAACTTCATGGCATAGCTTTGGAAATTTTAAGAAAAGAAGTTACAAAAAGTTACTAAATGTTACGAAATATTACTTCTTGACATGATATAATGATAATGTGAAATTAGTGCATTGAGCACCTCCTTTTAATAATATATTTTGTAAGCAGGAACGGATATAGAATTATATCCGTTTTTGTATTACTAGGAAGTGTCAATGTGGAAAGGAGCTGATGATATGGAAAAATTATCTATTAAACAAAAGCGATTTGCTGATGAGTATATCATCAGTGGCAACGCGGAAGAAGCAGCGGTAATTGCTGGATATAGTAAAAAGTATGCGAGAGGTAATGCTTATAAATTAGTGGCAAAAAGAGGCGTAAAATCCTACATTGAAGAAAGACTGAAAGAATTAGATAATAAAGCTATAGCTAAACAAGAAGAAGTATTGCAGTATCTAACGTCTGTGATGAGAGGTGAGCTTGAAGAAGAGGTGCTGTATGGGATTGGTGATGGTGTACAGAGTACACGACATATAGAAGTAGGCGCAAAAGATAGATTAAAAGCTGCGGAATTACTTGGCAAGCGATATAGGTTATTTACTGATAAAGTAGAGTTGGATGCTGATGTAGATATGGAGTTAAATGTAAAGGTAGATTATGGAGATTAGAATACAGGCTAACCCTATTTTTAAAAGTGTAAATACTTCTGATAAAAGGTATATCGTTATGAAAGGTTCTGCGGGTTCTGGGAAATCTGTAGACACTGCCCAAAATTATATACTTCGATTACTTAAAGATAATGGTAGAAATTTAGTATGTATTAGAAAATCAGATATAACAAATAGAGATAGCACTTACGCAGAGCTATCAGGTGCGATATATCGAATGTTTGGAGACAAGGCGGATAAATACTTCAAATTCATACAAAGCCCTCTTAAAATTGAATGTAGGGCCAATGGGAATCAAATTATATTCAGAGGGATGAATGATGATAGGCAAAGAGAGAAACTAAAATCAATAACTTTCAAGAAAGGAAAGTTAACAGATGTGTGGATTGAAGAAGCAACAGAGCTTACTCAAGCAGATTTTGAAATCATAGATGACCGTTTGAGAGGTCAACTTCCAGAAGGGCAATTTTACCAAATTAGGCTTACTTTTAACCCAGTATCAAAATCACACTGGATAAAAAAGACTTTTTTTGATATTGCGGATAAGAATGTATTTACACACCATTCAACATATCTACAAAACCGCTTCATAGATGATGCATATAAAGAACGTATGGTAAGACGTAAGGAAGTGGATCCCGACGGATATAGAATCTATGGTGAAGGTGATTGGGGAGAAATTGGGGGCTTAATATTAAACAATTGGACCACTAGTGATATTTCTACTAACATAGATGATTATGATGATGTAGCGCTTGGACAGGACTTTGGATTTAATCATGCTAATGCTATTTTGTTATTAGGCTTTAAAGATGATGATATTTATATTTTGAAAGAGATATATTTATATAACAAAGATACTTCTGAGATTATAGATTATGCCGATGGAAAGATTCCAAAAGATGTAGAAATGTTTTGCGATTCTGCGGAACCGGATAGGATAAAGACTTGGAAGAAAGCTGGATATAGGGCAAGAAAAGTAAAAAAAGAAAAGACAACAGCCAAAAAATATCAAGCAACACAAATAGACTGGTTGAAGCAAAGAAAGATTTTTATACATCCTTCTTGTGTAAATACCATAAAAGAAATAAGTCAATGGAAGTGGAAGAAAGACGAAGCGACAGGCGAATATATTGATGAGCCAGTTGCTTTTTTTGATGATGCAATGGCTGCTTTAAGGTATGGAGTTGAACGTTGGAGAAAAGGAAAAGGTAACGGAATGAGGTTTTTAAAATAATGGGCGTTATGGATTTTATGAAGAAAGGAATAGGCTATATGAAATTAGCATTTGAGAAAAGTACGATTGATGAAGAGAGAATAGAGAAGTTAATCGTTGAGCATAGACATTCAAAGATTGTAGAGTGGATGAGGATTGGAGATAAGTACTACTCTGTAGATAATGATATATTAACTAAATCAGATACCAAAAAAACTTATCAAGCTAATTCAAAGTTAGCACACGCTAACTATAAAGGAATGGTAGATGAGAAAATAGGCTATTTGTTTTCCAAAGACTCAAGTATTCACGCCGAAACAGATGAAACTACAAATTTAATTGTAGATAAGCTAGGTGATAATTTTAACTATGATTTAGAGTCGTTAGGGTTTGAAGCTAGTAACAAAGGGATAGCATGGTTACACCCTTACATAAATGAAAAGGGAGAATTTAAGTTATTTGTAACAAATAGTGAACAGATAATACCTGGGTGGACTGATAGTACTCATACAGAGCTTGAATATGTTATTAGATATTATGATGTGAGAGTGTATAGATTTGGGAGATATGAAACTGTAACAAATGTTGAGCTTTGGACTCCTAATGATGTTACTTACTACAGACTTGAAAATGGAAAATTAATTAATCCGGTTAAGATGGGGCATTTTAAACTAAATGGTATTGATACAGGTTGGGGATTAGTTCCGTGGATAGCATTTAAAAACAACAGAAAAGAACTTCCGGATATTAAGTTTATTAAATCATTGATAGATAATTATGATTTATCAAGGTCAGAAGTAGCAAACTATATACAAGAAGTTAAGAATCTAATATTTGTATTAAAAGGATATAGTGGAGATAGCTTAGACGATTTTCTAGAATATATATATCAAAAAAGAGCGGTTGTTTTGGATGCAGATGATGAGAGTGATGTAACCACACTTAATCCGCAGATGGACATAAATGCAGCTAGAGAACATTACGAACAATTAAAAAAGGATATACTAGAAGGCGGACAGGCGGTAGATAAGAATTTAGACAGGTTTGGTGCTGCACCTTCAGGAGTTGCGCTTATGTTTCTATTTTCGAGTTTAGAGCTAAAAGCAAATCAACTAGAGAGTGAATTTTCAAGAGGTTTTAACAGCCTTATTAATTTTATATATTTATTCTTAGAAAAGACTAATAATGCTGTTAAAAGAGAGAAAGTAGAAATTGTATTTAATCGAAATATGGTAATGAATGAAACAGATATAATCAATAACTGCAATTCATCAAGAGGATTAGTAAGCACAGATACAATACTTGCTAATCATCCGTGGGTTAGAGATATTCAAGATGAAAAAGAAAAACTTGCTAAAGAGACTTTTGATACAGTTGGGATGATTGATACTAATGAAGAATAATTCATATTGGGAAAAAAGGTTAGCTAATGATTTGTGGAACACTTATAACGATACTTCAAAATATCAAAAGGAGCTTATTGAGATATACAAAAAAGCAACTGATGAAATACTTGAAGAGTTATATAGAATAGCTTCAAAATATGAAGAGAACGGAGTTATAAGTCGTTCTGAGTTCTATAAAGCTGAACATCTAAAACGAATGGAAAAAGGCTTTAATGATGTTTTAAAAGGTCTTGGAGAAAAGATTGAAAATAAAGGAAGTAAGATAATACTAAATGCTGGAGAAGACGTTGTAAAAAAGACAGGAAAGAGTTTAGGAATTGATATAAACTACAACGAGGATCTAGCTAAAAAGTTAATACAGACCAAGTGGAAAGGGTCAAATTTCTCTAAAAGAATTTGGAGAAACTCTAAAAAGTTAGAAAGAGAATTGAATACTCAGGTTAAAAAGGGAATATTAACCGGTAAACCTACAGCACAAATAGCAATGGAACTTAATAAAAGTATGGGGTCTGGTCTTTCTAATTCTGCAAGACTTATAAGAACCGAAACTATGCATCATATGAACGATATTAATTTAGCTCATATGAAGGATAGTGGTATATCTAAAGTAAAAGAAATAGTTACTCTTGATGAAAGAACATCAAGTACCTGCAAAGTTCATAACAATAAAATTCATGATATAGACAAATCTCCAATACTTCCACGACATCCTAATTGTAGATGTGTTTTAGTACCGTATGTAGATGTAGATGAGCTTCATAATAGAGAAATTTTGCTTGAAGATAAAGATAATGATATAATATATAGTAATATGTCAGATAGTGAAATTGATAAGTTTTTTTATGAACAAGAAACTTATAAAAAATGGAAAGAAAACCTATCTGAGGAAGATAAAGAAATAATAAATTATTATACAATGTCTGAACATATGCCTATTAATAATATTTCAAAAAGGGGATATGACAAATACATTACTGATGCTATGGAAAGTTTTAATAATGATCCTGAAGAATTATATTGGGTAAAATTAAGAGCTGATGAATATTTTGAAAAAGGAAATAAACTTGAAAAAGCATTACAAGGATATGAAACGGAGAAAGCTTTTATAACTTATAGAGGAACAACTGGAAATCCTGAATATTTTAAAGATTTAATATTAGGAAAAGAAGTGATTTTAGATAAAGGGTTTTTATCTACTTCTTTAATAGAAGAAGTAACAGAAGATTTTATAGAAGGATATAATGTTTATAAATTTGAAATAACTGTTCCAAAAGGATATACAAATGGAGCTTTTATTAAAGAATTTTCAGACATACAGGAAGAACAAGAATTTTTATTTCAAAGAAGTTCAAAATTTAAAGTTTTAGAGATTAATGATTCTGATGGTGTACGAAATGTTAAATTGGAGGCTATAAATGATAAAAGATAAATACTTAGAACCTTTTTATAAAAAAAATATAAATTTAGATATTTATATTGAAAAGAATATAAAGGTTGAGGATATTATAAGTTTTTTAAAAAAAATGGATGAAGAAGATATAAAAAAAATCGGAAATTCTATTGCTTTTTTATATCCAAAAGAAATAATGTATCAATTCACGGATGATAAATATGCTGTTAAGACATTTGCTAATGTGTTTAGAGCTGATTATAAACTAAAAGATGATTATAATTTAACTGTAAAGCATATTGGATTAGCATTAATTAAAAATTTACAAAAAAACAATAATTTAACTCCAAAAGAGTTTATTAAAAAAAACAATTTATAATAGATATAAAGACACTGTAAAAGGTGTCTTTGTTAGTACGTTATTTTCAAAAATATCGTACTTAATACACAGTTAGTAAGCTATTTTTGAAAATAACGTACTAACATAACCTTAGGACACGACCTGAGTAAGTCTTTAAACTGCTTTTTTATTATGTAAAAAATTCAGTTAGCTTACGACTGTATAATGATAAGCACTCACGAGAAGCAACCTCGTAAAAAGCGTAGAGAGAAAGGGAAAAATGAATAGAACGTTTTTAAAAGGTTTAGGATTAGAACAAGAAGCCATTGACTCAATAATGGCAGAATATGGAAGAAATATTGAGAGTCTAAATACTCAAATAGCAGACCTTACAGCAGAAAATAAAACGGCTTCTGAAAAGCTAAAAGCTTTTGATGGTGTTGATGTTGATGAGTTAAAAAACACAATACAAACTGTTACAAATGACTATGAAGGTAGAATTAAAAATATGACTCTAGATAGTGCAATAGAAAAAGCACTAAGTAAAGCTAATGCTAAACATTCAAGTCTTTTATCTGCAAAGTTTGATAAAAGCAAATTAACAATTGAGAAAGATGGAACGATTAAAGGATTAGATGAACAGCTTGCAAGCATTAAAGAAAATTATAATGATCTATTTGTTCCAGAAGCTCAAGGACAAAATCCGGCTAACCCAGACGGAGGAAATTCAAATAGTTTCGATTTTGGGTTTACAGGTGTTAGAGGAACACAAGAATAAAAAATGAAAAGGAGAATTAAATTATGGCAGCAGTAAATTATGCAGAACAATACGGAAAGGCTTTAGCTCAAGCTTTCCCAAATGTATTACACTTTGGAGCTTTATATAACACACCAAACAACTCAACTTATAAAGTTGTGGATGCAAAAACTATTAAAATTCCTGTAATTACTACAAAAGGAAGAAAAGCAGGTAATAGAGACACAATTTCAGGATTTACAAGAAATCACGACAATGATTGGGAAGTAAAAACACTTACTAATCATAGAGAATGGGAAACAATGATACATCCTCAAGATGTTAATCAATCTAATACTATTATGTCTATTCAAAATGCTACAAAAGTATTTAACGAAGAGCAAAAATTCCCTGAAATGGACTGTTATGCAGTTTCTAAAATTCATGAATTAAAATTAGCATTAGAAAGCAATTCTGATGATAAAACAGCTTTAACAGTAGATAATGTATTAGAAGTTGTTGATAAATTCATGGAACAAATGGATGAAGCGAATGTACCAGCAACAGGAAGAATCTTATATGTTACACCAACAGTTAAGAAACTAATTAAAAATGCTAAATCTATTATGAGAACTGTTGAATTAAATGGTAATACAGGAGTTATTAGTAGAGAGGTCTCAAGAATAGATGAGTTGACTATTGAATCTGTTCCATCAACTTTAATGAAAACAGCTTATAACTTTGATGAAGGAGCTAAACCGGGAGTAACAGCAAAACAAATTAATATGTTTATGATTCATCCTTATGCGGTTTTAACTCCAGTATCTTATGCTTTTGCACAATTAGAAGAGCCTTCTGCTCACTCAAAAGGTAAATACTTGTACTTTGAAGAATCTTTTGAAGATGTATTCATCTTGAACAAGAGAAGCAAAGCTATAGCGTTTAACGTACAAGCTTAGGAGGTATTTTATGAGTAAAATTTTAATGGTAAAAGGTAATACTGAAACTTATGTTGATGAGTTATTGGTAGAAGAAATGGAAGAAAAAGGCTTTGAAGTTTTTGAAGATAAACCTGTAAAGGCAACTAAAGAACCTAAAGAACCTAAAGAAAAAGATAAATAGGAGATAGAAATGCTTGATAAAGACAAAGTAATTGAGGAAATGAAAAAAAGACCAGGAATGGAGTTAGCAGATTTAGAAAGTCTTTATCAAGACTCCATTTCTGATATTATGGACTTTACCCACCGAACAGAGGAAGAGTTAAACAAATTAAATATTGAGTCTATAATTAAAGATTTAATGGCTTTTAGATTTAATACTCTAGGGGTTGAGGGTCTAACAAATGAAAGTAATTCAGGGGTATCTACAGGATATTGTGTGGATATTCCTGAGCGAATTAAAAGAAAGCTCAGAAGCTATAGGAGACTTAACTATGAGCATAAACAGTAGAATGGTATCAACTAAAGTCTTTGAACTTAAAGAAACAGAATCTCCCTCAGGCGCTAAAAAATTGAGCTGGATTGAACGAAAAGATAAAATTAATGTTAGTATATACCAAGCTAGTCAATTTGTTAGTAAAGATAAATATAGACATACAGAGACTACTCATAATGCGGTTACTTATGCTAAATTTTTAAAAGCAAATAAATTTAGACTTGTACAAGACAATAAAAAGTATGAGGTATTAGATGTAGATAATTCTCATAGGCTAGCTCAATTATCACTTAAGGAAGTGGAAATATGGTAGATATTAAAATCAACACATCAGACGTAAAAGGTGGATTTGATAAAGCTTGCACTGAACTTGAAGATATATTATTCGGAAAAGTTCAAATTGCCGGAGAGTATTTGAAGTCAAAAACTGTTGAAGAGGCACCATCTGACACAGGAAGATTAAGAGCTTCTATCTTTAGTCGAGCTTCAAAGAAAAAAGGAGAGTTAAAAGCAGTTGTTGGTAGTAACTTAGAGTATGCGCCTTACGTTCATCAAGGAACAGGGATCTATGCTAAAGGAGGAAATGGAAGAAAATCATCCTGGAAAGTATCAACAATCTATAAAGGGAAAAAAGTTTTTTTTGTAACTAAGGGACAAAAACCTAATCCGTTCTTACTTAGAGCTAAAGAAAAAGGATTAGGCGATATAAAAAGATTATTGGGGGTGGATTAATATGTTAAGTCATGTAATTAAAAAACTCCTCGACAAAGCCACAGGATTAAAATTTAGCCCTGTTATAGGGATGAGTGAACAAGAACCTATCTGTAGTTATAATTTGACTGAAAATACGCATGAGGAGCTTAATGAGGCTGCTTTAGAAGTTCGTATATATGGAAGTGATTATGATGAGATAGAGACTTTAAGAAAAAAAGTAAAAGAAAAAATATGTAGTAAAGAAACTGAGTCAAACATAGTAATAGATAACTACTCTTTAAGAATAAAGCCTAGTGGGGGCGGAATTTTAAGAGATGATAACTATTTTGATAGTACTCAGTTTTTTATTGTTAAATTTTATAAGAAGGAGAAAAAATAATGAAAGATGAAATCATATTTGGAGCAGGTGAAGTATATGTTACTGAGTTTACTGGAAATGCAGTTCCTGCGCATACAGAAATTGAAAAAGCTGAAAACAATGTAGGACATTGTCAAGGTGGTTTTACAGTAGAATACAAGCCTGAAACTTATGACGTAAAAAATCAATATGGAAAAATAGTTAGAAGATTTTTAAAAGGTGAAGAAATCTCAGCAAAAACTGGAGTATTGTCTTGGGACTTAAAGAGATTAGCACAACTTTCTGCAGCAAAATTTACAGAAGATGCAGTGAAGAAAATTAAAAAGCTTACTTTTGGTGGAAGTAACAAATCATACAAAACTGTATTACTAAGATTCGTACACGAAAAAGAAGACGGAAAGAAACTCCGTTTCACAATGATAGGTCAAGCTGGTAATGGCTTTAGTATCGAGTTTGCAGATAAAGAGCTTGTTATTGATGCTGAAATTTCAGCAATAGAAAAAGTTAAAGATTTCTTGGCTGAAATTGAAGAAGAGGTGGCATAAAATGGATAAATTAATAGACTTAAACGAATTAATGAACCGTAGAATTACAGTAAAACTTGGAGAAAAAGTTTTAAATATTAAAGATATAAATATATTACAATTTGAAAAAATGCTTAAGATTGAAGAAGGTGGAAGTCTATTTGACCAATGTAAACTTCTTGCAGAGTTTTTATCAAATAATGACGAGAAAATAAAAATAACAGTTGAAGAAGTAAAATCTCTTACAAGACCAACAGTAGTTTATTTATGGCAACTAATTGCTACAAAGTCTATTGATATTGCAACAGACCCAAACTAAGAATCCCCCTTCCTGAAAATCCGAAAGTAAGAAAAGCAGTAATCGAAAAATACTTTGGTTATGAAAAATGGGAGGAGGAGTTTATGCAAATCACGGGTGAGCAAAAGCGTATGAGCGAATATGCTAAGTGCTCTATATTTGAATTAAACCTCCTCCCTTTACCTATTTATTTATTAATAAAAAGGGATAGTTGGATATACTCAATGAACTCTACTGAAGGTGGTAGGGAAGCTTTAAAAGACTTTTGGAGACTAAGTCAGACTAAACCTGACTTAAAGAAAATTAGAGAAAGGGGGGCTAAATAATGAGTGCAGGCACTATAGGACTTCCTCCGATTTCTACAGAGATTATTGTAAAATCAGATAAAGTTGCTTCTGGAATGAAAAAAGCTGGGATGCTAATTGATTCAGAAGCAAAAAAAATTAATGGAACTTTTTCTAGACTTGGTGATACAGGAGCTAGTCTAAGCAAATTAGGGGGAAATCTAACAAAGTTTGTTTCACTTCCTCTTCTAGGTTTAGCAACCGCTGCAACTAAAATGACAATAGATTTTGAATCTAGTTTTGCTAAAGTATCAACACTTTTAGATAAGAATCAAGTTGATTATAATCAATACAAGAAAGATATTTTGAAAGCATCTTCTGATGCTAATATTGCAGTTAATGAATTTGCAGAATCTGTTTATGGTTCTATATCTGCAGGTGTGGATCAGACAAAAGCAATAGGTTTTACCACTGAGGCTATGAAACTTGCAAAGGGTGGTTTCACTTCAGGAGCTAAGGCGGTTGACGTTTTAACTACAGCTCTAAATGGATATAAGCTAAAAGCTGAAGATACTACAAAAATATCTGATTTACTTATAACTACACAGAATCTAGGTAAAACAACTGTAGATGAGTTGGCATCTAGTATGGGTAAAGTTATCCCAATTGCTTCTAGTGCTAACTTTAACATAACGGAATTGTCTACATCTTATGCAGTACTTACTAAAAATGGAATTGCAACGGCAGAAGCTGGAACTTACCTAAAGTCTATGTTATCAGAAATTACGAAGTCCGGTTCGGATACAGACAAGGCTTTAAGAAAGTTAACAAAAAAAGGATTTGCAGAACTTAAAGCAGAAGGAAAGAGTACATCTGAAATCTTAAATATGCTTTCTCAATATGCACAAAAGAATGGTAAAACATTAAAAGATATGTTCGGTTCGGTTGAAGCAGGTTCTGCTGCATTGGTTTTAGCAAACCAAGAAGGTAAAGAATATAATGAGATTCTTGCGGAAATGGAAATGAGTGCAGGTGCAACTCAACAAGCTTTTGACAAAATAGATGCTACACCTGCTGAAAGATTCGCTAGGGCTCTAAATAGAGTCAAAAATAAAGCTATTGAAATGGGAGCAAAAATACTACCCGTTCTTGAAAAAGTATTTGCAAAAATAGAAAAAGGAGTCGACTGGTTTACTTCTCTTGATGACGCTACTCAATCCTTATATCTTAAATGGGGTGTGGGTTTAATTGCTGCCGGTCCTCTTATAAAAGGATTGGGGGGTATTTTAACAGCAGCAAGTAAACTACCAAAAGCATACGGACTAGCTAAAACAGGATTATCCTTATTTGGTTTAGGCTTTAAGTCAGTTGCAACAACAGCTACTGTCGCAACAACAGCTACTACCGGTATGGGTACAGCATTAGCGGGAACAGGTTCAGCAATAGCAAGTGCAGCAGCTTCAGCTACACCTTGGGGGTTAATTGCACTAGGTGTTGCAGCAGGCGGATATGCAATTTATAAAGGTTTTGAAGAAAAAGCAACTCCCGCTGCAAATCATTTTGCAGACGTCGTTAAGACTACGAGTGTTGAGGTTGAGAGCGCAAACGGTCAAATTATTCAAAGCTCTGAAAAAACTACCTTGAAATTATCAGAAGAAACTAAAAAGAAAGCGGAAGCTTTTTTTGAATTATCAGATAAAGCAAAGCTTGCAACCACAGAATTGTACGCTGGTATTATCCCTATGACTTCTGAAGGGGTGCAACAGGTTACGACGCTTACAAGCCAAATGGCGGATAAGGTAATCCAAGATATAAATACTCAGAAAGATGAAACTATTTCAAAATATCAAGAAATCTTTTCTATGTCTACTACTTTAACTGCAGAACAAAAGCAACAAATCTTAGATGATACAAATAGTCTAGCTACCGAAAGAGTTAATAAGGTAACAGAACTAAAAGATGAGTTGATTAAACTTTATGAAGAGATTAAAAATAAAGGCATAGAGAATTCACAAGAAGAGAAAGAAAGAATAGAAGAAATTTATGAAGAGTTAGCTACAGAGGAAATAAGAGCTGTTACGAGGAGTAAAAACGAACAAGAATTGTTGCTTGAAAATCTTTCAAAAAACAAAGCAAAAATAACTTCAAAAACCATTGAAGACACAATAAAGAAGTTTAATGAAGAAAGAGATAAAGGTATACAAGCTGCAGAAGACGAGTATAAAAAAAGAACGGATGCAGCTATAGATTATAAGACAAATATTGAGGTTTCTGGAAGAGAGTTATCAGCGGATCAAAAAAGAAATTATGATACTATGATTCAGGATGCTGACTATTATAAGGATCAAATGATACAACAATGCAATAATATAAGAAATCGTGGGTTAAAGAAATTATACGAAGCTTTTCCAGAACTTACGTCTCAAATAAATCTTGAAACTGGAAAACAATTGAGCTTTTTTAGTAAACTTACAGGTGGGGCAAAGAGAACAGCAGATGAATTAAATAATATTCGTTATGAAAACAAGTCTTATACTATAACAAGAAGAGAAGTTATTCAACAAATTTATGAATCTATTTATAAAGGCAAATACGACCGTAATCCTAGTGTTGCACCTTCACACCATGCGAGCGGTATAGAATATGTACCTCATGATGGTTATAGAGCACATCTTCATAGAGGTGAAAGAGTATTAACAGAAAAAGAAAATAAAGAATACTCTTCCGGAGGTAAAGGTAATATAAATATTAACATTGAAAAAGTTGAGAATAATACTAAAGAAGATGTTAGAAATCTAGTTAGACGTATAGGAGATGAGCTTAAGAGGCAGAATATAGGAAGGGGGCAAACGGCTTGATACTTATAAATGATAAAAATTGTAGTGATTTAAAAATAGTTTTTAGTGAATTGCCCTCAATTCCTAAACCTGTGCGAAATGTTGAGGAAAAATTTGTTAGCGGAAGAGATGGATCTCTTATAATTGACAGAGGGACATACCAGAATATTCCTATAATGCTTATAGGTCATGCTGAGTGTAAAAGAACTGAACTTATAGATTATTTTGGTACCACAGGTGAGCTAAAATTTGAAACTAGTCCTGATAGATTTTGGAAATATAGAGTTACAGCTATTGATATTAAAGAAGTCTTAGATGATGGAGTACTTTTAGCTTTTTCTATAAATATGTCTTTAAATCCACATAAATATCTAGTATCTGGAAAGAGTAAAATTATAGGGTCTAGTACTTTGAGTTTGAAAAACGATTATAATGCTAATGTTTATCCATTTTTAAAAATAAAAGGAACAGGAACAATAGGGATTATAAAAAATGGAATTCAAATTTTAAGTATTAAAGGTATTACAGATTATGTGGATATAGATTGTGAGGCTGATGTAATTCATAGAAATAATGTAAACTATGATAACAAAGCTACAGGAGATACTTTTTATTTAGACGCAAATAAAACTACAGAATTAAAGTTTACTGGGAATTTATCAGAAGTGATATTGATTCCAAATTGGAGGGAGATATAATGAATAAGATTATATTATTTAGCGAAAACGAAAAAGACTTTTCTACTAGAGGTCTTGGAGTACTAAAAGATATCGTTAATCCAATAATATCTGAAACGATTAATGGCATATATGATATGTCATTTTTTTATCCATTAAATGGGAAACTATTTGATGAAATAAAAGCTGGCAGAATTGTATTCGCAAAGGGTCCTAAAAATTATCAAGCTTTTAGAATAAAAAGCATTGAAAAAGATGATTCTTTAAGTGGAATTACTGTACATGCTCTTCATATTTCTTATGATTTAGCGGATAATTTTATCGAAGATACTTTTATCCAAAACAAGGGCGGAGACGGAGCGATAAAGCAACTACTAGAAAAGACGGCAATTCCGCATAATTTTAAAGGTTCTAGTGATATACAAGGACCTTTTAGCTCTAGAATAGTAAGAGAGAATGTATTAGCTGCCTTACTAGGAACCTCTGAAAACTCCTTTCTTAACCGAGCAGGAGGCCAATTCGAAAGAGATAATTTTAATATAAACTGGCTTAAAAGTGTTGGATCGGATAGAGGTGTTAAGATAAAGTATAAAAAGAATTTAGTTGGTTTAAAATTTAAAGAAGATTATAGAGATATTATTACAAGAGTAATGCCTCAAGGTTTTGATAATTTATTTTTACCCGAAAAATATATTGATAGCCCTCTTATTACAGAGTATCCAACTATTAGCATAAGAAAAATAAAGTTTGATGATATTAAATCAAAAGCATTAAACAAAGATGAAAAAGATGCTATGAATCATGAAGATGCTATTAATCTTCTTAGACTAAGAGCTCAAGAGTTTTTGAAGAAGTCTGATAGGCCAAAGGTAACTGCTGATGTTAACTTTGTTGATTTATCTCAAACATTACAATATGTAAAATACAAACAACTAGAATCCGTATATATTGGAGATACTGTTACTATAATACACGGACCTTTAGATTTGAACTTTAAAAAGCAAGTTACATCTTATAGATATGACCCTATTGAAGATAGATATATTTTCATAACATTAGGAGAAGATACTAATATGATTATCAACTCTATAAATTCTGGTACTGTTGCATTGAGTAAAGTTGAAGATTTAAAAAAAGAGTTAGATACATCTATTCTTGAAAAATATAAGAATTTTGCTACGGATTTAATTAATAGTGGTTTTGGTGGTTTTGTCAAATATTATAAAGATAGAATGCTTATAATGGATACTGACAACGAAGAAACAGCTACTAAGGTTTGGCAGTTCAACAAAAACGGCATAGGTTATTCAAAAACAGGAATACAAGGTCCTTATTCATACGCTTGGACTATAGATGGAACCTTCAATACTGATTTTATAGGAGCTAATTCAATAACAGCAAATAAACTTGCTTCTGACGTAGGGCAAAGCTTAGATTTGTCAAGTAATGTGAGCATAAACACTAAAGTTAGCGATTCGATTCATAACATCCAAGTTGGTGGTAATAACTTAGCTAAGCACTCAGAGCGTTTTTTTACAAAAAACGATGAAGAATTTGGGAGTGGTTGGGCAGTAGCTGGAGACGAAACCACAAAAAGAATTGAGGATTTTGCCGATATAAATTATCATAGCAATTACAATGATTGGGAGGGCTATGATGTCGTAGAATTTAGTAATTTTAACTGGGAAAAGTATACTACGATGGATATCATATTGACATATGAAATTGGTAATCATATACAACACATCCAAAACCAAGAGTTAAAATTAAATCAGGATTATATAATTTCTTTTGACTGTTTAAACTTAAATAACTTTAATTTGATTTTCACAGGTTCTGGCAGTAGTACCCCAGAAACTAAAGTACTACTGAAACCTAATGAATACAAAAGAATAGTTTGTAATGTTGACAGCCTCCCTTATTTGGGCTTTGGCGTAGAAGAAGGAACGGGGAGACCTGAAAAAATCAAACTGGCATGTAAAAAGTTAAAATTAGAAGAGGGCAATGTGGCTACTGCTTGGAGTCCTAATATTGACGAAATTGGAGTTAGTAAAGAAGAATATCACAGTGAAATAAAGCAGTTAAAAGATAGTATAACTTCTGTTGTAGAGCATAAAGTTGATAAAAATGAAATGCTTGAATCGTTAGGAATTTTTCAACGAAAATTAGAAGAAACTCAAACAAAAGTCGAGCAAACTAGCGATAATTGGAATGTAACAGTTTCTAAAGTTACAGAAATTGAAAATAAAATAAACAAGAAAAATCTCTATACAAAAAATGAAACACTAAAAGGAAATGATTTAAAATTCATTTTAAGTGAGAATGTAAAAACTAACACTTTATATACCATTGCTGTCGATGTGAAAACCACTGAAAAAGATAAGCTCATTTTCATCTATAACGCCAAAAATCGAAATAGCACAACAAAAACGTTAAAAAATGGTACTATGGTATGGACTTGTGAATTTGAAAGGGAATCTGACTATGTAAACTTATATCCGTTAGGCTCTGAGACAGAAGTTTCTAATTTTAGAATTTATGAAGGTGCATATAAAGCAGAGTTTTTTGATCCAGAAAAATTAGTAACAAAAGATGAAGTTGTAACAAGTATTAATGCAAGTTCTGAAGGTGTAAAAATAAAAGGAAACAAAATTGATATAACTGGAGATTTAATAGTAAATGCACTAAATGGATCTAGTACAAAAATATCTGGTGATAAAATTCAATCAGGAACTATAATAGGTTCAACTTTACAGGGGACAACAATTAAATTAGGTAATCACGGCTATTTAAGACCTATCCAACAAGGTCTGCAAATAAATGCTCCAGCTAATATGGACGCTATATACGGAGTTGGATTACAAGTGCGAGGACTCAAAGAAGGGCTTGCTCCTAAAGGCTTTTATATTTATAATAATTCAGACTTTACTAAATCAGGTAACGCGGTCGAAACCAGCTCAGATATTCTTCTAACAGTTGCTGGAAGAGCAGACATTGCTAATAGATATAATGGTAATATAATGCAAGGCAGCCCAATAATATCAAACTTTTATAAGGGTAACCCGGTTTCCGGGCTGTATCAAATTTCATTTATTGGATTAGCTAACAATGGGAGGGACATCTATTTTAATGATGGAACTTCAACAGGAGACCTTTGGGTTCAGGTAGATAGCACAGCTTCAGACAAAAGACTAAAAGAGAACATTGTTTCATCGAATTTTAACTCATTAGACTTCATTAAAAGACTACAATTCTATTCTTTTGATTGGAAAGCTAATAGATTTGGATACAGAAAGCCACATACAAATTGTGGGTTAGTAGCTGATGAGCTCCAAGAGTTAGATTCTAGTTTGGTTTATGAGAATGGAAAAGAAGGAACAAAAAACATTGATGAGTTTAGACTACTAAACTTAGCAGTCAAAGCCATTCAAGAACTTACAGAAAGAGTGGAACAACTAGAAGAGAAGTTACAAGAAAAATAGGAAAAAAGCAAAATTTAGCTATAGTTTACTGTTAAAAAATAAAAATAATGCAAAATAGGGGCATTTTTGGGCGATTTGTGTATATTTCAACGCTTACAGAAAGGAAGGTAAATCAAAATTGTGGATATTTTAAAAATCGGCGGTTATGCAAGTGCAATTTGTGCTATTTTGTTACTTGCAAAAAACATTTATGAAGGTGTCGTGGTTTTTAACAATTTAAACAGTACAGTTATAAGTCTTAACCAAGAAGTAGTTGATTTAAAAATTAATGTAGAAAAAACACAAAAAGAAATCAGCGAATTTAAAAAGTCTTTTTCAGAATTGAAAATTAAATTAAACGAACTGAACAAAGCTTTTAAGCAAATGAAGTTAGAAGATGAAAAGCAAAGTAACTCGATAAGGTCGATTTTAAGACAGCTAATAATCAACTATACTAATGATATTTTAGACAGGCAATATATTTACAATGAAGAAATTTATTGCTTGCGTCAACTTTATGAAGGGTATGCCCTTCTAGGTGGTAACTGCACTATCGAAGAAAGAGTAAAAGAAGTTATAAAGTTACCAGCGAAAGCAGGACAATTCAATCCTAACAAACAAATGATTGATAAAGCAATTGAAGAAATCAAAAAAATAATTCAAAATAACAAAGGAGAATAAATAATATGAAAAGCTTAAATTTAAAAATCAGATTAAAAAATAAAACTTTTATCGTTACTATGATGACAACTGTAATAGCTTTTGTGTATCAAATGTTGGCACAATTTGAAATTGTACCAAAAGTAACACAGGACCAAACTTTACAAGTAGTAATGCTTGTTGTAAATATTTTAGCTGGACTTGGAATTTTAGTTGACCCAACAACAGACGGGGTTAAAGATAGTGAAAGGGTTTTAAACAAAAAATAGAGTGATTATTTTATAATCACTCTATATTCAGTATAAATTAAATGCTAATTTCTGTATATAGTACATTTTCATAGAATGTTAAAAATATTACACAAAAAGTACAAAATACACTACAAAATGTATTGTAAATTTTTAGTCAATCGGGTATAATAAAATTGTAAAACTGATAGTACTTTATAGATTAAAGGAGGTTTTTTATGACTAATATATTTGACATAGCAGATTGGTTTTTGAGTAAGGAATCAATGCAACATAAAAAGCTACAAAAGTTATGCTATTATTATGTTGCTTGGGGATATGCTTTATATAACAAGAAATTAGTTGAAAATGATGAATTCCAGGCATGGGTACACGGACCTGTTTCAAAAGAATTGTATGATAAGTATAAAAATTATGGTTGGCAATATATACCAATTAAAGAATTTAATAAACAACTTGATCCTGATGAATTTGATTTATTAGGGAGTATTTGGATGACATATGGAGATATGTCTGGTAATGAATTAGAAGCATTAACACATACAGAACTACCTTGGATTTCTGCAAGAGCTGGATTAGGAGACTATGATTTATCTAATAATGTTGTAGATGTTAATATAATGAAAGAATACTATTCTAAAATATACGAGGCTAATCAAGGTGAGTAAAAAGCTAATTAATGTAAAAAAAGATAATAGTATTCAAAATGTAAAATTAGCTAAGAGTAGTGTAAAATTCAAAATATTGCTAAATAAGCAGTTAGAAAATAAATTTGGATTTGATAAATTACACTGTTCTAATGGTAATAAAGAATTTCATAATTTTTTAAATGATACCTTAAGTAAAGGGTTGAGTATATCAGAAGTAGACAAATTATTTAGAAGAACAAGAGGTAGACCTGAAAGCATAGTAGTAGAAGGACAAGAAAGAGAACTTATACACTATGGGAAAGATATGAAAGCATTTAGAATATTTGGATATTATGATAACGAATATTTTATATTAACAAAAATAGATACAAATCATAAGACACACAGTAATTAAAAACATAAAGCAATTATCAAAAATGATAGTTGCTTTTTTATTGTAAAAAAGGAGAAATAATGAAATTAGATTTTTTAGACAGAATGTATGAAGAGTATAATGCACTTGATACAAAAATTATAAAACTAGAAAAGGCTTTAAAAACAAAGCCATTAGATAGACGAGAAAAAGAACTTTTGATTGCTCAATATGAATATATGAAAGGATATAGAGAAATTTTAAATCAAAGAATAAACTATACAAAACAAAAGTATAGTGATTTATAAAGGAGTGTAGATTATGGATATTAAAAGATTAATTGTATCAGATGCGGTTTCAAATAGAGTAAGTTTTGGGAGAGGTAATCCAAGAAACTATCTAACTATTCACCAAACGGGCAATACCGCTGCTGGAGCTAATGCAAAAGCACACCACAACCTACAAGCTAGGTCAGGTATAGGTTATGGTTGGCATTGGCAAGTTGATGACCACGAAGCAATACAAACGCACGACCACGATTTCAAAATATGGCATGCAGGAGATAACAGAGGAGCAGGCAACACTCAAAGTATTAGTATAGAAATTTGTGTAAATTTAGATGGCGATTATAATCAGTCAGTCGAAAACGGAGCAAAACTTGCTGCATTGATACTTAAAGAAGAAAATATTGATATTAGTAAAATGGTTCAACACAACTACTGGACTGGCAAGAATTGTCCAGAGCAAATACGAGCTTGTAAAAATGGTATTTGTTGGAGTAATTTTGTAGAAAAAGTTAAAGGTTACCTAAACGGAAGCAATGAGCCTATTGGTTGGCGATATGAAGAAGAAACGGGCAAATGGTGGTATAGACTACCAAACGGCGACTATGCGAAAAGCAGTTGGTCTAAAATCAATGGCGAATGGTATTACTTTGGAGCAGACGGATACGCTTATTGTGAAAAGTGGTTGAAATACAAGAACGAATGGTATTACTTTGATAAAGACTGTAAAATGCTTTGTGAAAAGTGGTTGACTATTGGAGAAGAAACATTCTACTTTAACAATTGGGGAGTATGCGACCTTAATTATGTTAGAAATATTGACGGCAAGCAATATGCTTTTAATGAACGTGGGGCATTAATCAAAAACAAAATTATTGAAGCAAATGGATCTATCGAAAATATAAAAAAATAA